CCAACGGCTTGTTCGATTTATGTCAATACAGGAACCGCTCAGGATCTGTATGTCAGCTTCTATTCCTCAACAAACGGAGTGCCTGCAACCATGCTCGGTTATGCTACTATTGACACAACCTCAACCGGAGCGATTCGAGTTACCAGCTTCACCGAAGCATCGACCGGCTCACTGACATTCACTGCCGGTGAGAAATACTGGTACGGCTTCAATAAATCAGGTAATGGAACGCCGGTTCTAATCTCTCTCAAAGATGATTATGGGTCATCGGTTTGCAATAATGAAACGGCGACTGGAAATAACAGCATGGATATTGCAATTAGAACCGTCTCAGCTAGTGTAGAGAGCGCACCCGTAGATGTGGCGACGACTGAGATTGAAGGTTCAGGATCAGGTGGAAATAGGCGAATGCTCGTTTGGTTGGAGTTTTGACCATGATGATGAATAGAAGACAGACGACTTATGATGGCGACGAGGTCATTGTGACTTATCGTGAAACGACATGGAACGAAGTCCGAGTCAATCGAGATCAAGCTCTCCTCGAGTGCGACTGGCGAGCTGGAAAGGATGTCGTTCTCTCGACAGCCTGGAAGGAGTACCGCCAGGCTCTTCGAGATCTCCCTCAAGATCATGCTGAGAGTAACGATGCCGCAGATAACTGGCCGGTGGCGCCAGATGAGTGATGAGAGCTTCCCCGAGCAAGTTCAACGGATCGTCGTTGACAATGCGTTCGCTTTCGTTCTGGGCTGGCTCCTGGGCGCGGGGCACGTTTTGTCCCTCTTCTCTGATCTGGCCGGTGCGTTCTCATGACCAAGAGAAAACCCGACCAGGTCATCGAGTACCGCATCAGCCTGCAGGACAAACAGAGCGAGCAGCTCGACAGCATGATCGCCGCTATCATGGTCAAAAATGTAGGGCAAGGCCTTGGCGGAATCTTGACGCCCCTGGTCGCCGGTCTTTCAGATGTGACCTTCGTCGTCGTCATCATCATCCTCTACGAAATGGTCACAGGCAAGGACACTGGAATTCTCGTCGGGCTTGACATGACCTTGGCAGGACTTAGAGACTCGTGGGTAGCCTACCGGAATTCCCCGGCCTATGCAGAAGAATACACCTCACGCGCGTCCTCGGTCACGGGTGGTCTGGTCAATATCTTCGAGAATATCATATTCTCACTCACCGGCGGCGCGACCGCAAATTGGATGCAGCAGCAGGAACAAGCCGATTCTGAGAATTGAGACTCACTGGAAGGGGTGCTGGAGGCTCTTGACGAGGTCGAGGTAGGCACTGATACCTAGCAAACGCAGCCTTCGAGCGGATTTCCACATCGGAGACAGATCAGCCAGAGCGCCTCGTCAGCCCAGTCTTCGAGCTCTAATTCGTCTTCGAGTTCGTCTTGCATGAAATCCCAGCACTCCCAGTAGTCGACCCATGTCCAGAATTGGGAGTTATTCATATTATCACAACCAATCAATGACACGCATGACTCCGCAGTAAACCCCAGATTCGATATGGGGGATGCCGGATTTACCTTTGTAGCAGGTTTTCTCGAATCCACATCGGCATCGAACTCTGACGAGCTTCATTTGTCATCATCCTCCTCACAAAGACAATCCTTCAACAAGGGATCGATATTGGTACAGAGAGCGCCGCAGACGTAGCAGCGCCAGACTTGAACACTCATTCAACTCCCTCCTTTTTACCAACGCTTGAACTCCCGCTCAAATCCGTGCGTTGGTCCCATTCCTCCAGTTTCGACGCTCTGGTGAACTCGTCGATCGCAGGACGTCGGCGCCAGTGCTTGTTCCTGGCTTGGCGCTCGTGTTCGAGCGCAGAGTGCGGAGTATAGCTGGGCCGTTGCTCAACTCTGACCGTTGCGGGCCTTCCGCGCCGCCCTGGTGCCCGATCTATCGTAGCCCGCACTCTCTGGTCACATCTGAGGCATTTACGGTTCAGGCGCGTCGTATGGGGCTGAACCTTGTAGATCCACCACTGTCTGCACCGGCTGCACTGCCAGAGTCCCTGCTTCATAATCGACCCTGGCTCTTATCGCCCTTAATAATAGCGCCACTATTCATAGGCTCGCTGTCTATTGCCACAAGGGCGCCACAATTCCAAAAGTCTGCCACAAAACACTCGGGGGAGCGTTAATAGTGGCTATACTTCTGGGCGGGAGGGTTGGAGGGTCGAAATGAGAGGAGGACATAGGTATTATGGACGGGCGACGGTTGGTGGACGGACATGGTAGCCCTTGAAACAGCAATTCTGGCCGGTTTGGGCCTCCTGAACCTCGCTGCGATCGGATTCCTCGCTCATTGGATCAGGATGCACCTTGATGCTGGCCTCCAGGACATCGATGAGAAGCTCGCTACCGCAATTACAGCTCTAATTGACAAGCTGATGTCGGGTAATCTAGGAGAGTTCGAGCCGCCGAACCCGATCCAGGGCGCTATCGCTCAAATGATTCAATCGATGGCGCACCAGAAGATGAACACGATCAACGCGACAGTGACAGAACGCGGTACGGATGGACAATTCGTTCCTGCTCAATCGTTTGAATGATAATTATAAGCCTCCTTTCTTAACAGAATGGACATGGCCCGTAGAAAAAAGTCTCGACGCCGAAGATCGCCCAAGACAATTAGTCTCCTGAATATAGCAGAGAGCTACGCCTACGCGACCGTGCTCACTGGTGGCGTTATGGGGAATTCCCCGATCGGAGTCCTTGGATTCGACGGATCAGCAGGCGGCGCAGGCTACGGCATGACCACCACGAGCGGAGCAGGAGCGATGACACTCCAATCGATCATCTCAGACCCTGGCACAAGCTTCGATGCGATGGGAGCTAACTTCATGGCTAACTATCAAACGATGGCTGTCAGCGCGATCGGCATCGGTTTGACCTTCAAATTCGCTTCCAAGCTCCTACGCAAGCCAATCTCCAATGTTAATCGCAACATAATGAAGCCGCTTGGAATCGGCGTGAGGCTGTGATCTTATGGCCACGAATACAGTCGTAGGATCGTTGACCTGCTCAGATGGGACAAACATCCCACTCAAGACAGAAATCGCAGAAGCCAGTGAATCATCCCTCGGTACGGACAGTGCATACACCATCGTTTCGCAGAATGTGGGCGATTTCGCTCCAGGAAAGACCGTCGTCTCTGGACTGGTGTCATGCGACAACGGCGTAGGCTATTGCTACATCCTCAGTCAAGGTCTGGTCGCGGCGATCATCCCCTGGTCAGTCAAGGGTGCTGTCTCTGATGGACAGCCTGCACTATGCCAACCATACACGCTCAAGGCCGGCGATATCGTCAAGGTCATGAATTCCGCTGCTGCTACGAGATTAGCAGCAGCAGCCGTCTATACGGCGAGCGGAGTCTCAAGAATTTTTACGGTGACCGTATCTACCGGCGCAACAAATGAGCTCACGGACCTCCAAACTGGGAATTCGCTCGGAAATACATTATTCGGCGAAAGAATTTCAAAATGGTACGGAACATCTGTCGACGGACTCAAGATTGAGACGCAGGGCTTCTACGCCGTCGACGCGCTCGGAAACGTAATCGGTTCTTGCAGCGCAACGAACCCGATTGTTCAACAACCGGCGTTCGCTTTCGCCAATGTACCGATCGCTTTGAATTATAAATTTCAATTCCTAACAAACGCCTGAAAGTGATCTTATGGCGAGACTCACGAAAGCGGCTGGACGCCGAAGATTAGCGGAAATCCTCTCGAAGTCGAAGAAGCTCTATCTCAGGGGATTCATTTCCACGAAAGACCTCGACTCGATCGAGCGCATAGCTAAGACCAGGGCGAAGCAGCTCAAGTGAGGAGGCTGCCGTTGGTGCTCGTTCCTAATACACAGTTCCCAGGGCAGGGCGGTCAAGCAGCTCTCCCCCCTGGTCATCGACCTTCTGACTATCCTGGCATCGATTACACTCCTCCAGCAACCCCCGTCGGCGTTCCTGGTGTGCCTGGAGTACGGCCCACCACGCCAGGCGTCGGCATCCCTGACAACTTCTGGGGATTCGTCATGCTAACTATGGGGTTGAGATGATGTCCGACATTTCCCCGCGCGTATACAAGCTCTTGAAAACCAAGACTCTCGAAGCTGGTGACCAGGAAACTCAAATCCAATTCTCCGATGTGCAGGGTGTCGGGGATCCAATCACCATCGAAGAGCTGAATCGAGAGGAATTATATCGATTGGTCCTGGTTAACTTCGCCAGGCTATCGGTGAAACAA